TTGCTTTTGGACTTTGATTTCCGCCAACAAACGTGTATTTGCCATTTTGGGCTGTATAGACAAAGTTAACGTGCCTATAACTCCAGAATGCTATGTCACCGGGCTGTGCTTGATCTTTAGGAACTTGCGTAGCGTTCCACTTTTCTGGATTGGTTGTAATTGCGGCTGCGGATGCAGTTTGGAAATATCGATACCCCGAACTCTTTAATCCAAAGTTAATAAATCCCATACACCATGCCGTTTGATCTGTGGTCCACGGACTGCTACCGGGATATCCTATGTTCTGCCAAATGCCAGTAATATTAGGATTACTAGGTTTACCACCTTGACCAGATTCACGCCACTTTCCTTGTGCAGCTTCATCGAGACATTTGTCTAAGAATGGAACAATACTAGAGAAAGTAGTGTCAGTTGAAATTAGCGATACTGCGGCAGTGGCTGTGGTACCATCATCAACTGTACCTGCATAATTACCTTTAACACCATCAGCTGCCGCGGCAGCACTATAATATTGATTAGGTTGGCCATTCTGAGCAGCTACATAGGTATTGACCTGGCTCGCTACTGCCTCAACTACTAATGGATCTAGTTCCACTGCCACTGATATGCTAATACCGCCAAATGTACCACTAGCACCGGGCGATAACCAAAGAGCGATTGGAACATTGTTAGCGTAAACATTGCCGCTATGGTAAACGTCTGAAATTCGGCCTGTGCCGGAAATGTATGGCATATTAATCTCCTATCATATATTTACGATAGAGCAATGCCAGTTGTTCCCTGTACATATTGATCGGCTGCACTTTTCTCTGCAAGTACCATAACAATGATATGATTATGTTTAATAGTAACGTTGTCTGCTCCACCTAGAAACATAAACGGCATCATACCTAGTCCTTGTGCGCCGATACTAACACTCTTAGGTCTGTTTAGTTTAACATACTCACTGGTATCTTCATCTAAACGTCCGATGATTTCTTCACCGGAAATTAATTTAATGCTCACTGTGTCACCAGTGGCTGCGGGTTTTTGAATTAACATATTATTCCTCGTTTTCTTCTTTGGGTATTTCGCATAAAGCTTCGAGTGTTTTGTAATGCTCGTAGGCTTTTTTAAGAGCCGCGAAGTGCTCTAATTTTGCAGGGTCTGGTTGGAGTATGGCAAGACGGTTTGAAATGGTTTCCATGAACTCTGAGATATTCCGGCCGTTTATCATAACCTTGCCTTCAAACTCTGCGTCACCTGATACTTTTAAACCTGGAGTTGACGAACTACTGCTTATATTCCAATTTGTGTTGCTCCAGCTAGTGCCATTCAAGCCGCTGGTTAGAAAGCTACCAGAGCTACCGACTGCACCATAGTTACTACCGCTACCGTTACTAATAGTAATGCTAGATGGTGTTGTACTATAGGAGTAATTATAAGAGTTCATACTGCTAGTATCTATCATAGTGATACTGTCGTAATCTTCACCACCGGATAGATCAATGGTGTTCTCATCTACAATGGGCTCGTTATCCATTTAGGTGTGCCTTTAGTTCAGTAAAGCCACCAATGAGTTGATCATCGATAAAGATCTGTGGTACTGTTCTTGCTGTGGGAATTGCTTCTAACAATTCTTCTTTAGAATATCCATCACCGATTTTCTTTTCTTCAAATGGAATACCTCGTTGTTTTAATAATGCCTTTGCCTGATCGCAAAATGGGCAGTGGTACTTCGACCACACAATTGCTTTGGTCATTTTATTCCTTATAAATCTGGTAGTTCTTCATAGCTAACTGAATCACTCATAACACCAATAACATAATTGGTGCTTTCGTTTTCCTGTAATGCTGTTTGTTTCTTATTGATGTTAACGTGCTTGTTAAACCAAGGGATAGGACTCATCTTTGGATGGTCTGCTAGATACTTGATGCCAATTTCTTTTAGTCTAGTAAATGCAGTATAGTCAACAAAGTCTTTCAATATGTTGGCATTCAATCCAATGACCACACCCTTCTTGAACAAGTATTCGGCCCAGGCTTTTTCTTCTTGAATGACTTCCATATACATAGCGTATACTTCTGCTTCACACTCTTTTCCAATTTCAATAAAGTCTGGATCGTCTTTGGTTACATTGTTAATTAACCAACCAGTCCACTCTGCATGAAGCAGTTCGTCTTGTAGAATCAAACTGATGATGTTACCGTTACCGATGTAAATCTTATTCTCTACCATAGCAAGTGACGTGGCGAAGGATACCATGAAACGTAGAGCTTCGAGTGCGTATGATGCATGTAGGGCCATCCATATGGCTCGCTTGTGAGTATGGAGTCCAACATCTTCGCCCAGCTCTGCACGGCTGTTAAGAATATGAAGATCCTCATAGTAGCGACCAACACTAGCAGCCATACCAGCAATTTCAGCCGTGTCGTGAATCTTGTTAAACTCATCTTTAGGTACTCCGTAGACATTACGAATAATATGACTATAGCTCTTGCTGTGAATGCTTGTTTCGAAGAAACTCCAGGTAAGTGTCAGTGCTTCGAGTTCTGGAATTGAACTAACTGGCCCAAACACTTGGAAAGGCGCTCGACCCTGGATAGAATCTAACGCAGTTTGCCTTAGCAAGTTACTGGTAAAGATATGTTTAACAGCATCACTGGCTTCTTTGTGATCCATCTTGTCTTTGGTAAGACTAATTTCCTCTGGAACCCAAAAGAAGCCCCGAGCAAGTTCTTCGTACTTTTGTAGTTTAGGATACTTAACTTCCTCGAACCGTTGCACTGTTACTGGACCTGCTGGATCTAGAAACATTGTACGCTTAAGGTAATTTGTTTGTTTTGAAAAATTGTACTGTGCTTTTGACATAGTATTAATAAGTATTCATTTCTGACCAGTTCTCTAATTCTTCAGACCATTCATAAACTTTTCCATCTGTTGGATAAGGTACTCCTGGTTCCCAACCACAGATTGTTTCATTAAAGGTCCAACCTTTGGGATGCGCTTGTGCCATTGTATATTCAATTAGCTTGGCTCGTTCTTCTGCACTGAATGGTAATTCTGTATACGTATCTCTAACAATACCATCATCACCTAGTTGATATGAAACCTGTATGTAAGCATATGGTCCAGGTATCGGAGCATTTACACGTTCGAATACTTTTAATGTATCTGGGAGATTATCTGGATCAAAAGTAGGATCTACCTGCGTTAGATTATCTTCAAGCATCGGGTGATCAACAATTTGTCCATCAATATATTTTATATATAATTTCATTTTATTTCCTTTTATAATTTACACGCTTCGCAGTCTTCGTCTAATTCTTCGTAGACAGTAACTGGAGAAAGTGTAATTGCACTACTTGTATTTGTCATGTCAGCTTTGGCGCCGACCTTATTAATTAAACTATAGTATATAGTCTTTAGTCCCCATCTGTAAGCCAGCATTAAATTTTTGGCAATTACAGTTGCAGGTACTTTACCTCCTGCATAATTGGCAGGATTATAGAATGTATTAGTTGATAAACTTTGATCAATGTAAACAGCCAATACTGAAGCTGTCTTTAAATAGTCAACACAATCTTTCTGATCCCACATTAACTGATAACGGTTCTTTAATCGTTTGTATTCTGGTACTACCTGTACAAACGATCCCGCCTTTGATTCTTTAACAGAAATCATTTCCATGGGCATTTCAATTCCGTTAGTACTATTTAATACAACTGAGCTAGACTCAACTGGGGCTACTGCCATTAGTGTAGCATTACGGATCCCGTACTTGATCATACGAGCACGGAGCGGTTCCCAATCCATGCTAGGCGTAAAGTCAGTGAGTTCGTTGACTCCGGCTTTGCGTCTTTCCCAAGGAAAGACTCCCTTACCGTAGTAGGTGTACTGACTACGAGCACATGGTCCACGTTCTTGGGCAAGCTCAACACTGGCTTCAGTAAGGTAGTAGGCCTGGTGTTCCATCCAACGTTTAACTTCTGCCAGTGCATCTTTCTCACCATATTTGAAACTCTTACGAGCATGCCAATAGGCCAAGTTAGTAATGCCAACACCTAGAGGTTCAAAATCAGTATTAGCCATTTTACTCTGTACGCTAAGGAAGTCTTGATAATTTAATAAATTACTTAGACTACGAACTAAAACACGACATGCCTTACGCATCTCTTGTGGATTACGGAACGCACCCCAGTTTATGGACCCAAGAGTGCAAAGAGCAATTCTTCCTTCTGGGTCTTCAATTCTCTGGAAAGGTCGGGTGGGTAAAAGTATCTCTTGGCATAGGTTTGATTGATATATTGGATCCACCGTTGTATCAAAGGGGCCCTGGTTGATAACGTTGTCGATGTTGACAAGATAAATGCGCCCAGTATCAGTTCTCTCCTTAAGAATTCCATTTTTGAATATCTCATCCGCCGATACAACTTTCTTTTTAATTTTTGGGTTCTGCTCATAATGTAAATACAACTTTTCAAATTCTGCGCTGTCACGATAATAGGCTTCGTATAGGTCTGGAACTTCTGCAGGGTCAAACAAACTCATTGTTTCTCCACGCTTATAACGATTCCAGAACATGGCATTAACTACTACACTATAATCCATTTGGCGCACACGAGTTTCGTCTGTACCTTGATTATTCTTAAGCACGATTAAGTCTTCAAATTGAGCATGCCACACTGGGAATGTAACCGTACAGCTGGCGTTGCGTATGCCACCTTGACTGCATGATCTTAAATCGGCAAACCATTTCTTTAGGAAGGGTACTAGACCCGTATGCTTGATTTCACCATTGCGAATTGGGGCGCCTAACGGTCTGATTCTGCCTATTTCGAGACCAATACCGGCTCGTTTTGAGGCATATTTGGCCATCATTTCGCCTGCGGCGAATATCGAATCAAGGGTATCGTCACTGCTAATAAGCACACAACTACTGAACTGTTTAGTTGTAGTACCGAGGCCAGCGAGCACAGGAGTAGCGAGAGTAAAATGACCATCGGACGCACATTCATAATAATCCTTGACAAGTTTTAATCTAGTTTCTTTAGGTTCATTGTGGAACGCAGTTGCGGCTGCGATAGCGTAACGCACCTGCGGTGTTTCATAAATTTGTCCTGTAGCACGATTTTGCACAAGATACTTTTCGCATAGTTGTGCTATGGCTGCAAATGTATATGTTTCATCTTTGTCATGATCTAAGAACAAATCAATGATCTTCCACTCATCCTCGGTGTACCAATCTAGTAATTCACTGGTGTACATCCCTGACTTAACATTCTTTTGTACAATCTCGTATAGGGGAGGAGGATCGTATGCACCGTATACTTCTTTGCGTAACATACTAACACGTTGTCTGCCTGCTACATATTGATAGTTAACGTTGTTAATTTCCGGGTTTTCAGTTTCGTCAATTAAATTAACCATGGCCTTGAGCAACAGCTCATCTATGGTCTCGGTGCTCATGCCATCGTGCAATTCTATTTGCGCTTTAATCTCTACCATGGACGGGCTAACTCCGTCGATGCCTCTGCAGCCGTGGGCTACCTGTCTCTGTATTTTTGCGATATCTAACGGGACACGATGCCCATTACGCTTGACCACTGTGATCATTAAGTAACCTCTTTTTATTGTTCTAAGCTGATATTTACCTTGGGGCGCTAACTTCTATTAGATTTTCTAGTCTAAACGAGTCAGGTACTTCGGGTAAAGGAATCGGTCCATTATCACTGTAGTTTATAACCCAATTATCATCTATGTATAATAGATTATACTGCCTTGTGCGAGCAGAGTCAACTAATGTTCTTAGTTCTATCTTACTACTTTGATATTTTTTTGTCAGTTTTAAAGTCCAGCCAATCATCAGTGCTTTGGTAAAATCATCATATTTGTTCTCTTCGATGATTTCCCAAGGACTGGGCCAGCTTTGTTGGTAGTATGGATCTACGCTTCTGTTAT